CCGTACACAACTTCGAGGCGCAGGGCGATCTGGTTGTTGCGCTTGAGGTCGCCCTGGCCGTCCGGGTCGCCGAAGCGGATCAGCTCGACGGGCAGTTCGCGCTGGATGCCCCAGCGGATACCGTTCTGGAAGTCACCGACGATGGCGCGAACCTTCGTGTCAGCAGCGGCTTCAGGCAGGCCGGAAACGGTGTTGCCCTGCGCTGCGTTGATACCCAAGATGGAGGTGACATCGGTACCGAAGCCGAGCTGCGGGTAACGCTGGGTGCCGGACGGGGAGCCGTCGGCGTTCTTCGTCTGAAGGTTCGACAGCGCCCAAGCGAACTTCGGGTCAATGGCAACACCGTTGACGCCCCAAGAGGTCGGCTGGTTCAGCAGCAGGCCCACAGCGGCGCGGAGGTCCGCGTCAGCGTCAGCCGTAGCGATCTCCACGCTCTTGGACGTGGAGGTGACGTAGTTGTCCCAGCCGGAGATAACCGCGCCCGTGAGCGGGTTGATCCGGTGGTACAGGCCAAGGTCCAGCGCGCGAGCCAGAGCAACCTGGCCGGCATCGCCAAGCTGGGTCATAACGTCAAGCTGGTAGTCCTCAGAAGCCCACTGAACTTCCTCGTTGAACCGCATAGTGACCTGCGCCTTGTGCGGCTTGGACTTCACAGAGCCAAAGCCGCCCGTGGTCGAAGCCTTCTGAGCGCCTTCCTCCACGAACTCGGCCTTGGGGAAGTCGTTGAAGGTGATGTACTCCGTCTCGCCGAAGCGCTGCGGCTCACGAGCCGAAAGCTTCGCGACGGTGGACAGTGTGCGGGTTTCCTTGATCATGCCGTCCGCGATGTTGCGGGGGAGCATGACCTTCGTTTCGTTTGTACCGAAAACAGCCATTGTGGTGCCTCTCGTTTAGTCGTTGCCGAACAACTTGCCCACGAACTCGCGGGTCGGGCTGTCCTGTACGTTGTTTGGGGACCGTTCCTGGCCGGGGATGACCGGGCCAGACGGTTTCAGAAGTGCGGCGAGCGTGTCGGCGTGCGCTTCCAGCTCTTCGCGCGTGGATCCGCGGAGAGCATCGGCGGGGACCTTCTTGTCCTTGGCGACGTCAGAGACGAGCGCGGCCCGTTCCTTTTCCGCCTCGAAAGTCTCGATCTTGCCGGTCAGTTCGCCGTTCGTGGCTTCGAGTTCGCCGATGCGCGACTGAAACGTTTCGACCTGTCCGACTTGCGCCTTGAGGTCGTCGTAGTCCGCATACTTCGCGCGCTCTCGCGCCACCCGATCCTGGATGATCCGGTCAAGGTCCGCCTGCGTGGCAGGGGCCTTGAACTCGTTACCCTGATCGTTGGATTCTCCCGCTTCTGCGGTGTTTTCGGTGTCGCCCATAGCGAAACACCACCTTTCCGTTTGGCCCCGTCGGGCATAGGTGAACCGCGCAACGGGCGCGTACCGCTTCAGCAGGAGAACCGCTGGAAGATTAATGGGTGTGGACTGAGTCCTTGACTGCGTCAGGGAAGTTGCGCCGGAGACTGAAAGCGGCGGCTTTTATCTGCTTGTTCTTGTCATCCGGATCCAGCGACGCAACAAAGGCCCGCACCTCCGGGCTCTTGTCCTTAGCAGCTGCTTCGTACATGCTGAAGTAGTCGTCTGGAAGGTATTCTTTCGGGTAGTCCGATTCTTTGCCGATCCGGACCACCTGACAGTCGCACTTGCCGTGGAAGGCGTCACCCTTGCCCGTGCCGCGCCTATCACCTGCCGAATGCTTGGACATGTAGACGGCGTCACGGCTAGCCAGCACAAGGCAAAACGAGCACGTCTTTCTGCCGGAAGGCACTCGCGCCCAGCGCACGCCCTCACGCTTGGCGTTACTTGCCATCGTGTCCCGGCCCGGCTGCTTCACATACTTATCAGTCGCCGTTAGCAGCCCACCCAACATTGCGAGCGGGTCAGGTGTCCACAGATGCCCTGACAGATAGCGCACTTTCGCTTCTACGGCATCCGTAGGCACGGTATCCGCCGCCAGTGCACGGAACCGCACAGCGGCCCCAGACGAGGCGCGTAGCTCCTCATACCAGTCCGTCGCGAGCGTCGCCGCAACCGCCCCGTACTGTTCAGTCAGCAACGGGACGAACTCCAGCAACGCATCACGGACGGCTTCAGGCTTCGCTAGGTTCAGCGACCGGAAGAACGCTTCCATCTCGGACTGAACGCGACGCGACAACTCAGAGTTAGCAACCCTGAACCGCTCAATATCAGCCGGCTCCACCATTCGCGACTACCTCCTGAACGGGTACTGCTGTCTGAGTCGCAGCAATAAGAGTGTCAAGCCGCGCGCCGGCCTGAGCCCGCTTACGCTCCTCAACGATCCGCTCAACCTTGTCCTCATCGAAGATTTCCTCAAGAAGAACAGTGGACTGAGCCAGGTCAGGCAGACCGCCAGCAAGCTTCACGACCGCGTCAGCATTGGCCGACGTCGAGCGGAACTCCGGGTCAGAGAACAACGCCGAAAGCCTCCACGCGTCAGCCGGAGCCTCCGTTAAACCATCACGGACCATCACGGACAACATCGCAATTTCCTTGACCGCAGACGAAAGAACGAACTTGTTCTGATACGTCACATCAATCAACAGATCATGCTCAGCAGCCCGCATAGCCTCAGCAGACGACGGGTTGTCATGGATGATGCCCAAGGACGCCAACGGAATGCCAGTCTCACCGGAGAAGGCCGACGCTACAGTTCGGAGCATGTCCGAGTGCGGCGTCATCGTAGCCTGCTGCAACTGCTTGATGCTCGGCGCGTTACCGTCAGCATCCCGCGTCAGCGCGATCAGCCGGTCCATGGCAAGCTTGAACTTCTTCTGCTCCGACACTTCGCCAAACGCGTCCGGGTCGATACCCTCAATGGCAAGCTGCGGGGAGCTGTAGAACTCCGCGTTACCTTCCATGCGGACATACGCCCGAACAGCCATATCAGTCAGCGCCATAACAGGATTCGTGATCCTCGACCGGCCAAACGGCTTCCCCAACTGCGGGTCATACGTCAGCGGAGAAACCAGCGTCCGACCGATCCGGTTCTCAATCCGCTCAGCGGACCAACGCCCACCCGGAGAACGCAGGCAATGGAGAACTACCATCGGCAGGTAGATGATGAACTCAGACGGCTTGTCCTCATTCATCGCCGAGATGGTCAACGCCGCACTGATGCGCCGCGCCCGGCGGTCATAGATCGCAGCCGAAGACTCCGCGGAGTGCGACTGAATCTGAACCGGAGCCTCGCCCGCGCCGCCCTTCGCCACAGTCATAAGCGACACGCCATGCTTGTACGCCGACACGATGCCCTGTGACAGCTCCAACCCAAAGTTGTTCGCCGCTAGAACTGCGTCCAACTCAAACGGATCATCCGACCCAGGAAGACGCAACCCAGCAAACTGGGAACGAATCGCCGCCTTACGGACAGCCATCGTCGCCCACCCAAGATAAAACTTCGCATTCTTCAACTGCGGCGGCAGGGTCAGGCCAAGATCCTTGAACGATTGCTCACTGTCGTAATACAGGGAACGCTTCAAGTTCTTCGTCCGACGCCCAGACCAAATCGACACGAGCTGCCGGATAGTATCCAACTCGCCATCTGAGACATTGTCGATCCGCAGACCGTTGATATCGGCAGTTGTCCATTCAGTCACAGAAAACCCGCCTTCCTTCCTGGTCTACGTTTCGTTGTCTTAGCGCCCCAAAAGGCGAGTGTCACAGCATCAAGCAAGGCCACGTTGCCACCCTCCGGCGCCGCCCAGCCGAAGCCACCATTCGTCCCGATTTTGCGCTTCTCGGCAGCTTTCACTTGCTCGTCAAGAAGTTCTTTCCCGCTATGCGTCAAAGCCTTGGAATTGATGGCCGCTTCGAGCATCGAAGTACCAGAAGTAATCGTGTCCGTGCCAGCCGTGATGATCACAGACTTTGGCACCCGCGCCTCATGTAAGGCATTCACCAGATACCCAACGCCCGCCTTGCCATCAACCACAATCTGAGCCGCCTTCTCGTGACGCTCCAGCAGCCAATCAACAAGCCACTGAGTGCCATCACCCATAGACGCGAGCTTGATTGCGCCAAGATGGATCGGGGCCTCCTCGGGGCGGATCGCAGCGGCCAGCGCCACGGATGAACCGTCAACCGAGAATCGGACAGCGTAGACGCGCCTTCCATCTGGAGCCTTCGACTCTGGAATCGCCAACGAGTCCCACGCCTTGCCGCTGATAGCCTTCTTCGTCAGCGCCGCCTCATCCCAAATGCCCAAGCCCTCACGCAGGAACGACTCAACCGAGCCGAGCAATTCACGCATACGCATGATCGCCTCAGTAGTCGTCCGGTGCGGGTACGACGCATTAGCGATAGCCCACTGCTTACGGTCATCAGGATTAGCGCCGGGATCCGCAGACATCTCCACATACAGGACATTCCCGGAAATCTTATTCAGCGCCGCAGACCGGCGGTTCATGAACACTTCGCCAGGATCAGAAGGTCGCGGAGGCGTACCCATCATCAGCACAAGACCATTCGGCGCCGCGTTCGTCGCCGGCACCATGTCCTCCATGGCCTTTTCGGTAAGGATCTGCGCCTCATCCAAGACAAGGACATCCACCTTGGCGAACCCGCGCCCGAAGCCCGATTCACGGGCACCAAACAGGATCCGTGAGCCATTAGCGAACTCGACAGCCTCCGTGCCCGCGCCAGTCAGTGTGCGGCGGATAAACGGGGCAATCGCAGGACGCAACGCCATAGCGCCCATCGTCTTGAACGTCTCGTTATGCGTGCGCGCCCGGTGAGCGGACCACAAAACCAGCGTGTCAGGCTTAGCAATGCACAGTGCGAAAATCAGGGCGCCGACCGTATAAGTTTTCCCTGTTTGCCTGGGAATGCTGATGACAGCGCCACCGATACCGCACGCATACTGCCCACCCTCGCGAGTAGCGAAGATCGACATGCCCAAACCCTTTTGCCACTCATCAAGCGGCGTCTCCATCCGGCGCAACTGCCGCTCAATCAACGGCCAATCAGTCGCCACAATCCCATCAGGCAACACAACATGCCGGGCGACCTCAGATAGCTTCCGGTCTCCACTTCGAGGACTTAGCGCCATTGACGTCGTCCTCCTGTGCCCGGTTCTCTGAATCCTGGATTTCCATGGACTCGATTTCCTTGTCCATCTCGCGGGCCTGACGAATCAGGGCGGCAAGGTCGCGGGCAAGGGTGTTCTCGTTGTAGATATGCGCGTCAAGCACGGCGCGCTGGGCGCGCATCTTGTCCAGCCGGGACTCAACCACGGGCGCGCGCTCATCAGGGGACACGGGGCGAAGCTGCTTACGACCAGCCATGCAAGGCGCCTCCCTTCAATGTGTGGAAAACGAGCGCACTGTGGAATCGGG